AATGATAGGACAATTATTAGGGCCAGTCGCCAACTTAGCCGGAACCTGGTTAAGTGGTAAGGTAGAAGAAAAGGCCGCACAAAATAAAGTAAAGGTAGCCAAGGCAGAAGCCGAGGCACAAATAATGATCTCTGCGGCTACAAGTGAGGCCGAATGGGATCGCATAATGGCAAATGCCTCTGCCAACTCATGGAAAGACGAATGGTTAACTATTCTATTCTCTATTCCGCTTATACTGGCGTTCTGCGGTGATTGGGGCAGAGGTATCGTATCAGAGGGCTTTGCGGCGTTGGATGCCATGCCGAGCTACTATCAATACACCTTGGGAGTAATCGTATCAGCGTCCTTCGGTGTGCGGGCCGCAACTAAATTTTTCGGGAAGAAATAATGAGTGAAGCATTAAAAATATTACAAGCTCGATGTGGTGTAACGGCTGACGGATCGTTTGGCCCCAACACAGCTAGAGCTATCGCAAAGCATTATGAACTATCAGATAAGCGTGGGGCGCACCTCTTGGGTCAGGCTCACCATGAGAGCGGTGGTTTTAAACGAACCAAAGAGGGTTTATATTACAGTACGCCAGAGAGACTAATGGCGGTTTGGCCTAGTCGGTTCAAATCTGTAGAGGCTGCAGAGCCTTACACAAAGAACCCAGAGGCACTAGCAAACAACGTGTACTCAGATCGCATGGGCAATGGTGACGAAGCATCGGGGGATGGCTATAAATTTTCTGGGGCTGGTTTCATCCAGTTAACAGGACGTTCTAATTTCAGATCATTTTCGTCTGACATGAGGCTACCAGATGTAATGGAAAACCCACACCTAGTACAAACCGAATACGCCTTTGAAAGTGCTTTATGGTTTTTTAGAGCCAACAAACTATTTACTATATGTGACCAGGGTGTTGACGATGAAACAATTAAGGCTGTGACCAAGCGTGTCAATGGTGGCACGCATGGTCTCAAAGATCGAGAAGAGCAAACTAAGAAGATTTACCAGTGGCTTACCACGGCCTAAATAAAATAAGGGGTGCGTAGCTCATACTCTACACACCCCTGCCACGAAATCGCGACTGTTACACATCATAACAATACAATATTTGTTTTTTGTGTCAACTACCACGGCCTAGCCACTGGTTTAACTATTTTAGACGCAACCTCAGTTACCTGGCAGTAACCTTCTGTGGCTTTAACTCTGTCATAAATTGTGTTCATTTCTGTTAGCACGCTCCAACATTCATCTTCGCTTGGAAACCAAATGCTAAACTCCCATGTATGCCCCATAAGTGGATAGACCACCGTTAATAAACTGTAAAATTCGATTGCCTGTACTCCTTAATATGTTATTATGTTTGCAGAGGAAGCCTTTAGCGTTATACTTTTCCTGCTCTCATAATAAGTTTTTGCTACTGAGCTTCCTCACGATTTTTCCCATTCCTCACAAAACAAACCACACTCAAAATCCATGCTTTTCATGGGTCTACCTTTTGCATGAGGCGATAGTTCGTCTAAGAATATGCGTTCATTATTGACCCTAACTAACCTCGAGCCAATATCCCTGGACTGCTTTGCTCTTTGCTCAAAAACCTCTGGATGCTCTTTTCTAACATGGTTCCAGTATGTCGGTGACGTAGCCTTTACGCACCCAATGCAGTTAGCGTTAGGATAGCCAAGCTTGTATATCTGCGGTGGCTCTATCTTGTGCTGCTTGAGCATTCTATAGCAATCCGCCTTAGTCATCCTGGCGTCAATCAATACGGGAATAACATTATCTCTTTCTGTGAGAGTAAACCTATCGTGCCTATCCTTTTCTTCTGAGGTAAAGCCTAGAACGTGCCAGTCAGGTTTGTTTGTCTCTTCCCATAGGATCCTAGCGTTTTTCTTTAACTCTTGAGTGCATGGAGCTCCTAGAGGTCCAGACATAAACTTACGATGGTTCCAAACATCTACTGCTGAATTTGATGGGAACTTTGGGTTTTGCGCTATCTCGATCTCATGGTCTAACCAGGTCTCAACATCTTTGAGGAAACGCCTATTGTCATCATCCTCTTCTGCAACCGGATTGTTGACGATCCTAACGTCATAATCCTTGCCGTACTTCTGCAAAGTTAAATATGACGCTACCGCACTAGCCGCACCGCACGAAAACCAAACCGCTATTTTGTGCATTTGTTATCCCGATATTTACAATTATCATTGTTTGTCGGCTGTATTTCTCTTTTGCTTAACGTGTGTGCATGAACGCCTATGTATCCACATCCACATTTACAGCCACAAACTAATTTTCTCCTACCATCCTTGCGTTGGGGTTTAGCTTTCATAAAACCTATTATGTTTAAGTTTTTACATATGCTATTTGCTCTAGCAGTGTTTAACTTTCTTAGTTGATAGCTATTTAATTCATCGACACTCAAGACCAAAGGTTGTGTTGTCCAGGAGTTAACAGGAACAATTTTAGGTCTCAATTTTTCAAGTATTTGATCTGTTGATCTGCAATAAGGGCAAACTCTATTTGGATCTGTAGGTAAAATATCTGATCGACTAAATATATATTTAAAAGTTACTGAAGCGTGGGCAGAGCATTTTTTACAGCGTATCATATAAGCTCTTCTCGATCCGCCACCTTTTTTCTTATATTCTCTTTTCTTTGGTGACTCGCCAAGAAGAACAAATGAACTTGATTTTATTAGCCTTAATTTATCTAACTGCATTTGCCCAGTTACGTTTCCTTTGCCCTCATGCTGTAATGCCGAATGAGCTAAAACTGGCAATTCGAAATGCATCAATGCCGCCTCTTCATCCCTATACCAAGTAGCTCCGCTTTCCTCTATCTTCAGTTCTTGCCTACGTTTTGCATTAAAGTGTATTGCCTCTCCGTAAACAACTCTCGCGGCTACCCGGTCTATTGGTGTGGACTTTGGGTCAATTTCATTTGTCATAACTATTTTTTGTTTATTTGTCATTTCTCTTACCATTGTTTTTCAAAAGTCTAAATTTATTCTCTGCTGTTATACTTTTGGAAGAGCCATGTAACATCTTGCGATGCTTGTCTTTCTCTTCTTTGACCATCTTTTTCCAAAGCTCTGCAATCTCTTCTTCGGTCATATATTTACTCCCTTTTGCCTCAACTGTGAGGTAAACGTTTTTAGTTCTTGCCTAGCTCTAAATAGGTCTTGTTTGACGTTTGGATGAGCATCCAACCTAAATTCCTCTTCTTGTAGTCTGTCTACGCACTGGCGCAGATGGGTTAGTATCGCTCGATCCGCTGGTGTTATTTCCAACATTGTTACACTCCGCACATGGTTTCTTTTCTACTTGGACGTACCCAACGCCTGGTAAAAAAAAGATTGGATACGTTACTTCCACCTCAATATATTTTTTATTATTACATTTTTTGCAGTTCATATCTATTACTCTAAAACGGTGGCTCTTCGCCTTCGTATGATGGCGTCCATACTAGACGGACGCCATGCATTTCTAATATAAAATCAACTAGGTTGTGAGACCACATTTGTGTACTTGTCCATAAGGTCTATACCCCTACAAACTTCCTCTGCAATACCCCTTAAACTAGGATGATTTTCTTCAATAAACTCTCTAAGAGCTTCAGCATTACTCGAAGCACTGTAATATGCTTTAGAATGCTTTTCTAATGTTGTCATAGTATTACTCCCATTGTTACTTGACATTGTTAAAGTATTAATTAAGATGTGCAAAGTCAAATATTTTTTTTAGGAGACTAAAATGGAAGAACAAGTAATACAAAGAACTGTGCACTTGCGTGCTAGTATTGATGAGGCGGCAAAAGACCAAGCCAAGAGCAAACGCTGCTCTAAAAGTGTGTACATCGAGGAAGCAGTAATTATGCGATTGCAGTCCGAAGGTGTGTTGACCGATGGTAAACAGTCGCAATAAGGGAGCGGGTTTTGAGCGAGAGATTTGTAGAGCGTTGGAACTAGATTTAGGCATAAAAGCAAAACGCGATATAGAGCAATATCGAGCCGCAGACCACGGCGACATTATCGTTGATGACGATAAATGGAGCTATGTAATTGAGTGCAAACGATACGCAGGTAAGGGTCATACATACAAAACAGAATGGTGGGAGCAGGTCGAAAAATCTGCCAAGCACGCCAGTAAAGAGCCTGTTTTAATTTACAAATTTGACCGTCAACCAATCACAGTCGTAATGCGCTTGGCGTATGTCATGAAAGATAATGCTTTACATGACGAAAAAATTAGAATGTCATGGGATGCATTCACATACATTGCAAGGGAGAATATGTGATGGCAGATATACCAAAAGCTAGAGAAATACTGTTCGAAGCTTTAGAATACAAAATGGACAGTGAGGCAAGAACACGCATAAATTTTGCGTTAGAGCATATGTATCGAGTATATGAAAACGGCAAAGCTCCAACCAAATCACGCAAAATGACAAAAGAGCTTGCTACAAAAGCGATAGAGTTGCGCGATGAGTTTCCTCATATGTCGCAGCAAGAAATAGCCAATGCATTGCGTTTGAACATAGGGCGTGTATCTGAAGCATTATCGGGGAAATATCATGACAAATATTGATTACGAAATGCCTGACTATGTGTATCATGATAAGAAAAAGCATCCGCACATCTCGAGCAGTGACGTAAAGACTGTTTACAGTAAATCGCTCCTACACTGGGTAGGACAAGAGTATAAAGAAAGTCCGGCATTAGAAATGGGTAAGGCCGTACATTCTCTTATATTGGAGTATGAAAAAGATGCGGTCATGCGCGGCCCGGCGAGGCGTGGAACCAATGCCTGGAAGGAAGCCAAAGAACTTGCAGAGAAGCAAGGCAAGATTGTTTTGCCAGAAAAAGACTACGACACTGCGTTACAAATTGCAGAAAGCGCATTGTTTAACTCAGACTTTTTACGAAGCAAAGTAAGCGCAAAGAACTTCATATCTGAGGCAAGCATTTTTACTCGATGCAGAAAGACCGGAATGCTTATTAAGTGCAGACCAGATGGGCTTTTGGTTCCAAAAAGCAACAAAGGCAAAGGCGAAATCATTGACATAAAAACTACTCAAGATGCTTCGCCACAAGGTTTTGAAAGAGAGCTACGCAAGTACAACTATGATTTGCAGATAGCCTTTTACTTGCACACCATGCGATGTGCTAACTTGCCATGCTCAGAAATGTATTTAGTGGCAATAGAAAAAACGCCGCCGTATGCGGTGGGCGTCCATGTGCTTTCAGAAATATATATAAAGCACGCAGAAAAAAGAATGTTCCAAACCCTAGAAAGTATGAAGCACGCAGATGAGCATCAGAACTTTCGTACGGGTTGGCCAGAAGTCAACCAAGTGCATCTTCCACACTGGATGGAAGATGAGGTTGAAGATCAAGCATTTTAATAAAAAGGAGACAATGATGAAAATGCTCAATACTAATGAACTTGTGTTTGAAAAAGTAACTGCACAATTTCCAAGACTTAATAAAACTTACAAGTTTGACACAAGTGAAAACAAAACTGTGCCTTGCGATCCGCTCGATGATGGTGCGGCGTACACGCTTGAGTTCATTATGGACAATGACGATGCCCAGGCATATCTCGATCAAATCAAAAAGGTCTACAAAGAAGCAGCGAAAGCAGACACAAAAAGAAAGTGGAAGCCGGAGCCAACTTATGAGCCCTATAAAGAAGTTGACGGTGTGCCAACTGGTAAAAGCAAAAAGAAGGGCGCATATAACGGTGAAAAAACCAAAGCACCTGTGCAGAAAGATGCAGACCGAAACCCACTACCGGAAGATTTTGAGCTTACCACTGGTAGCAAGTGCAATGTCTGGGGCAAACTCTTTGCCTACAATACTGGCGCAGTTAGTGGTGTAGGTTTCAGATTAATGGGGGTCCAGGTCCTAGAACTTGCAGAGCGTTCAGATGGCGGAGACCCATTTGAGCAAACTAAAGGTTTCAAGGCAGAAGATGCCCCGGAAACAAAGAAGGAAGAAAACGTAAAATCTAACGATCAGGGAAATACTGAGAACTTAGATTTTGATGACGAAATTCCTTTTTAATGTTTCGTCACGTTGACTTATGCTCTGGAATAGGCGGCTTTGCTCTTGGCTTTGAGTGGGCAGAACTTAGCCGCCCCGTTCTATTCTGTGATATAGAAGAATGGAGCAGAAAAATTTTAAGAAAGCATTGGCCGGACGTGCCTATTGCAGAAGATGTTAAGGTATTAGCCAATGACCCAGATGAACTTGTTCCAGACTGCGAAATCCTCACCGCCGGATACCCATGCCAACCCTTTAGTGTCGCCGGAGCTCGAAGAGGAACAGAGGATGACCGACATATCTGGCCAGAAATATTTTCCATTATTAAAGCAAAACGACCCACTTGGACAGTTTTCGAAAACGTTTATGGCCACGTCACTTTGGGTCTCGATGAAGTGCTTTCTGATTTGGAAGGGCAAGGCTACGCCACAAGGCCGTTTATTGTTCCAGCTATTGCCGTTGACGCACCCCACAGACGGGATCGAGTTTGGATCATCGGACGAAATATGGGCAACGCCAAACACGATGGATCATCTACCGCAAAGATCAAAGGAAGCTCTCAAGAAGCAAGCCACAACAGCACGCAAGGGCAGAAAGAAGCCAGCGAACCTCAGAGAGCAAGTCAATCCAGAAACAGTGCAAGCTTGGAAGGAAGCCCAGGAGCCGACAACATGGCCAACGCCGATAGCGTCAACTGGCGGCCCTTACAAGAACCACAAGGGAGACAACAAGAAGATACCATCGAGCGGCAATCCACTAGCGACAGCCGTAGCGATGTGGCCAACGCCCAGAGCCAGGGATTGGAAAATGTCCGGCGATGTAGCGAACTGGAAGGAAAGCAACATTGGCGACACTTGCCTAAGAAGGGCAGTAGCGGAAACGGACGAAGCGTCTGGCTCTCTGAACCCCCAGTGGGTCGAGTGGTTAATGGGCTACCCGGTAGGGTGGACAGACTTAGAGGATTAGGCAACGCAATCGTACCGCAAATCGCACAGATGATCGGAGAAACAATAAAAAAAACCCCAGTATAAAACTGGGGCTTAGTTCAAACAAATAAATTATGACAATGAATACCCAAAACAGAGGTAAGGATATAAGGCAATGGTAGTTCAAAATATAGATAAAGGCAAGTATCCAACCGCAACATATAGCGTATATGCACCACAGATTGTGTCGGCCCTGGACCTAAAACGGTTTGGCAATGAATATAAAGGGTCTTGCCCTAACTGTGGCGGCACAGATAGGTTCTGGATCTCGGATTACCAGGGCGAAGTTAAGGTTAATTGTAGAAAGTGCGGAGATTGGAAAGCCATAATCGAGGCATTGAGAGGATTAAACGTGTACCCAACAAAGGAAGAAACAGTGGTTAACTTTCCAGAAACAGAGGAAGTTCACCCCTATTTAACGCGAAAAAAAATAAAACAACATAATGCAGAAGTTGATGAGGGTGACTTAAAAATACAAATCATAAATAGCAAAGGCCAAATACAAGGCACGCAGTTTATAGATGAGAATGGCAAAAAGAAATTTAATCATGGCTTGCAATACAAAGGTTGTTTTTCAGTAGTAAACGGGCCAATCACCGACTTTGCCTACATTAGCGAAGGTTGGGCTACCGCTTGCAGCGTAACAGAAGCCACCGGAAAACCATGCGTTTTTGCGCTAAATGCCAGTAATATCACAAATGTTGTCGAAGAGCTCAAAGCAGTCAAGCCAAACGCAAAGCTTATCATTGCCGGAGATAATGACGAGGCGGGCATAAAAGCGTGCGAAAAAGCGTTCTCAGATCATGGCGTGGAAAGCATTATGCCGCATGGCGAAGGTCTCGATTGGAATGATGTATGGATCGCCAGGGGTGCGGAATACACAAGAAAAGCACTAGAGCCCAAAAATGTTTTAGATGAGGTTATATTTCCAGACCAAGCTGTCGCACAGATAGCGAAAACATACCTAGTCAAAGGTTGGCTTACCGAAAACACAATTAGTGCTGTATTCGGCCCGTCAAACGTTGGTAAGTCGTTCTTCGCCCTGGATCTGTCGTGGCACATAGCCGCAAACGAAATGTGGTTCAATAGTCGAGTACAAGGCGGATCAGTAGTTTACCTGGCAACAGAGGGCGGTAACTCATTCCAAAACCGCCTAGTCGCGCTTAGACAACAATACCAGGATCATACAGATGTGAAGCTTGCCATCAGACCTAGCCCTATCAATCTGTTTAACGCAGAAGAGGACATAGAAAAGGTTGAGGCCATAATTAGAGAAATAAGTAAGTCGCATGGACAATGTAAAATGCTTGTCATTGACACTCTATCCAGAGCCACACAAGGACAAATGGATGAGAACTCAAACTCAGAAGCGGCAAAATTTATCATGCAGCTAGATGGAATAAGAGAGAGAACTGGTGTTCACATCATGCTTATCGCGCATTCCGGCAAGGATACTAGCAAAGGATTGCGTGGCGCATCGAGCATTCGAGCCGCAATAGACACAGAAATCGAACTGTCATTTGACGAAGATACACGCATCAGAACCGCAATCGCTACCAAACAAAGAGATATGGAAACTGGCGAAATGCTTAACTTCATCCTAGAGGTGGTTCACCTGGGCGAAGATGAGGATGGGGATCCGGTCACAACCTGTGTCATTCGAGAAGCCACAGAGGACGAAATAAATGAGGTAGCGAAACCACGGATCAAAGGTAAAAACCAAAAATTATTTAAACAAGTATTCTTGCAGCTAAGAGGCGAAGGTATAGGCGCACCTAACCCTAGCGGAGCCGGATGGCCGGATAATGCTAAGTTCTGGTGTATTAGCGAAAACACCCTGCAAGAACATTTCATCGGTAAACTTGTTGGCGTTAAAAAGCCGCAACAAACATACAAACAAACATTTGATGCCATGCTTGATAACGGCCATATTCAAGTCAATGAGGGCAAAATATGGTTCTGTGGAAATGATGGTAAAACATCCGACAAAGAGAAAAATGAACCGTTTTAGCGTATGTATATAAATCAATGGGTTATGGGTGGTAAATCGGTCAATCCGGTCGTAAATCGGTCAAGAATAGGGATGTGCGAATACACGACCGGAAAACCGAAAACGTATAGTAATACGTTTCGGTTCGGTTTCGGTTAGCGAAGGTAGAGATTATGTTAGATCCTGGTCATCACTTGCAGTTAAAAAAATTAAAAGAAAAAGTTCTCGAGGTGTTTCCAGGCGCAACGTTCAAGCTGCTGCCTAGGCAAAGCCGGGCCTGGACCAGTCCTAGCGAAAAAGGTCCTGGACCTGCTACTAGCGAAAATACTCCTGGAACAGATACTAGCGAAAATACCAGGGAAGATAGTCCTAGCGAAAATACTCACCACGCCAGTATTCAAGAATTAGAAAGAAAATTAGCAACGATCAAAACGATTGATGAGCTCAAAGGATTTGCTAATCGCAGATCAATATTTAAATTAGATGTTCCCAAGTGGAGCGAAAACGAAAAGAGGGCGATACAATGGCGCAAAATAGAAATAGAGAAAAGCAAGTGATAAGGTGGAGCGTTTATGATGACGGCTTGAGGCTTTGGGTCGATGGTCAACACATTGGAACAATTCCAACGGATGAGCTTTTGCATTTGTCACATCAAGCTCTTGAGCTCTTGCGCTTCACCTACGGAGTAGGGGCAGCCGAACAAAAAAAAGCCCACGATTAAACGTGGGCTAGGTGGGCAGTTACGCCTTGAGGAAACTTAGCAATGTCTAAATTCATCCGCCATTAATGGTTGTCCTATCTCTTCTAAATAATTGCAATACTCATCATTCAGAGCTTTTAAAGTTTCTGGGTCGGTCTTACCCAAATGAAAAGCGGATTTATCAAACGGTATGTCATCCCAACATTCAATAGGATTGGAAAAATCCAGATCAAAAGCATAGCAATCAACGGTTTCATATTTATTTTCATAATGCCCATAATTCGACCTATGAAATAACCATCTACCCTCAATTTTTAAATCTTTGGGTAAAACATCATCATACAAATTATAACTCATCAATTCCGCTATTTTAGCTTTTGATGTATTCACCTTGCGCTTTTCAACGTTGCTAGGGTAAGCAAGCCAATCCTCTTTTTCGACTATTTCTTTGCAATGTTGGCAAGTTACCGCACACCATGCAAAGTGATAAACTATTCCTATCCGGTCACAATGTGGGCATAAAATCCGCCGTCCACTCTGTGGAGCTCTAGTGTGTTTAGTTACTGGTTTAAGCATTGTCGTCATCTCCCTCTAATTCAAACCAATCAATCCAACCGCCGACATTATACAAAACTTCGTCAACGCTTTCTGATTTCCAAGGTGTTTCATTTTTCATTTGATTTAACTGTTCTGTATCATCAAACCAAACATCCCCATTTTCATCTATGAATTTTATTTGGGGCTCTAATAAAGAAATTATTTTATCGAATGTTTTCTTGTTTACAAAAGGACGTAAAAAACCGTTCCAAGAGTGGTTTGGATTGTGCCAACCCTCAAAGCTAACATCTCCAAAGCCCTCTTGGGAAAATTTAACTTTATTAAGCACTGTCGATATCTCCCTCCACTTTTACAAACTGGCGAAAAAATCCGTCCAGTTTATCTGTGATTTCGTTGAACCTATCTTGAGCTTCCTCTGTATAGGTAATGTTCTCTGGATCGCTCTCATCCCAAAGTGGGTCAAGGTAAGCGTCCTCAAGCCAAGCCTCTCCTATGGTTGCATAAAGCTCCACAAAAGCCTCTTGTGAAATTGTTGGTTTATTTGCCATTGTCATAATTCCCATTAATAAAGTTTTTTTACGTCTGTAACTTGTAAGCTCAAACATTCGGTGTGAACTGGATTAAACCCAAATTCCTTGCACAACTCATCCCATAAATCTGGGTGTAAAGGATTGTTAAAATCTTCCTTTGAGATTGTTATTGTTTTGTTCATTGTCATTTTTCCTCTGTTATCATGCCTCTGATTAAGCATGGGATGGGAGCGGCTATAACCGCTCCACACCGATACTTAAGCAAACAGTACGATTGCAAATAGCATAGCGATTGCAACCGCGCTTAGAATGGTTTCACTAATCATCCTTTTTGACCTCATATTTTATAAACTGCTTTAGGTTTCCCAATTCGGCTTGAGCAATGCGTATTCTTAACATTGTTCTTTCAAGTTGCGTTTCCCCATCTCTCAACTCTTTGAGAATTTGCTCAATACGCATTAACGTTTCGTAAGCTTTACTAGGGTAAGAAATTTTGACATTCATTCTAAACACCTCCCATTCTGGTTATAGTTATTCGATCATTGACGCCGACACTATCCATTGATTGGCCAATGAAAAGACCGTCAATGTCATCCACCGATAAGCCGTAAGCATCAAGGTTCCATTCTTCGCCCTCAAAATCTTTGAGCGTGAAAAAATCCGGTGGAATGTCCTCTGGATAGCCCTCTTTCCATTCGACCATGTAGACACAACTTTTTACCAAGCTTTTGACAAAGTGGATCGCGTCCTCATAGGTCTCAAAGTTTTTGGCTATCTGCCTCTCTTCGTGGCAACCGTACTCACCTCTCTCAACGAAATACCTCAAATAAGGTTCGTCCTCTTTTTTGTCATAATGTAGATCGCTTGATTTATGATCTTTGAAGTCAATCCAAAATCGGATTGCGTCCTCATCTGTTATCGGCTTGCAAAGATGAGGCATGGCTTCATTATGCCAACATTGATCCTCAAAGCCATAGAGCGACAAATCAAGCCTTGCCTTATAGTAAGTCTCCAAATCGTCATAATCTGGAAACTCACTCTCAACGCCACCGCCCCAAATGATGCGGTAATCAATCAAGCCAACTTCACCTTTGATCCATTCGAAGAGGTGGTTCTCACACTCTTCTAAACTGTCGCTTGTAATCTCTGAGCGTTCGATCAAGACACTGTATCGCTTACCGCCCATTTTTATCCACTTATCATCATATTTCTGGATGTGGTAAAAATTGTGGTAATCCTCATCTCTGGACGGCTTTTTTTGATCCAGAGGCAAGTAAACAAATCCATTCCACTCTTGATCATTATAAGGATCGTTTAACGTAGCGAATACTCTCTTATAGAATTTAAACATTTTGGTTCCCTTCCTTTGATAAAAAATGTTCTTTGATTGTAGGCCAATCTATTTTATCGGCCTCAGTTTCCCCATGCATTTCTATGAACAACTCTTGCGCTAATTCTTCGAAGCTCTCCGGAGCTTCGCAAGCGTAATAATCGAACTCTTCGCAATAGGCATCTATCGCACATCTGGTCTCAAGATTGACTAGCGAAATATCTCCTAGCGAAGATACTTTAACTTCAAATTTTTGCGCCAGATCGCCGGATTTATAGCAAGTTGTCACCTCTTGGCGCGGTTTGTCGATCTCATAAAAAGGATTAAATTTTGATCCGGCAGCCTCTTCGATTTCTTCCTTTGTGTCGGCTATCAAATGCTCTAGTTGTTCGATAGTGTAACCAATAGACCGACACTCAGAATGTAATTCTAAAAAGTGTTGTTGGTTTAAATAAACTCTAACTCTCAAAACGTTTGCGTATTCGTCACGCCATGCGATCTGATCGTTTGAGACTATCTCAAGGGTCAAGTCGTGAGACTTAAACACCTTCTGTAGTTCCTCTATATTCATTGTCATTTTTCCTCTGTTGTTGTCATGCCTTCATTAAGCATGGGATGAGAGCGGCTATAACCGCTCTACACCGATACTTAATTTTCCAGTTTATAATTTATTGCTTTTCTTTTTGCTTCGTTCAAAGTCTTTGCATAGGCGACAGTTTGTACCCAATCTTCACCATGTAAATTGACCGAATAAAAACCAGTGTAATTTGTACAATCTTGAATGGTGATATTTGTTCCAATCAATTCATATTCATCATCGAATAATTGAGGGTCATCGCTTTCAATAAAATTCCAACGCATTTTAACCTCCAAAGATTTCAAATGTGATACCGTCATAATATTTGACAGTTTGGCCGTTTGGTAAATTTACGAACCATTCGAAGTTGTCTTGGTAAACATCGAAGCGCAAACCAAATTGGTTTGAGGCTTGGTTCATTTTGCGCTTCGTTGTGACAGTTTCCCAACCATCTGTGTTTAGTGTGACCTTGTTATCTTTCCAAGTCACAATGTCGGTGTTGACGTATCGCACACCGCCAAAATTATCATTGTTAAACCAAGTTGTTCTGTAGTTGCTTAGTCTGTCATTTCTAGCCATTGTCTAATTTCCTTTTTGTTACACATTATTAATATAACCCTTTTACAACGTTTTTTAAGAGTTATGCAAGAAAATAATAAAAAGGAAAAAACCGACACGAAAAACACAAAAAGCCAAGTCGCGCACGCGCACGCGCGAATAATAAAAAACGTTAAATTTTGCAAGGTTTTTGTCGCTTTTGTTATACTTTTGTAAAACTCTTAATTTTGCAAAATGCAAAGCATTGTTTTTAAACAGTTTTTTTTCTCATTTAACATAATGTATATTATCGGAAAATCATTTTTTAACTGATTTTGAGCTCTAAATTTTTTTTAGACCCCCCCCATCAAGCTTTTTCTACCTACTATTATTATAATACATTCCCACACACTGAAATATGTGCTACAGTTCTGCCAGGGGTCGCTTTCCTGATTTCGTAGTATTACTCCCTTACACTACTAGGTTCCTCCCAGTGACCCCCCCACCCCCCTATATTGCTTTTGCAGAATATCATGCTAAAATTCTGAAAAAATGAGGTACGAGCATGGCGGGCAAACCACTGGCAAAGAAGAGAAGAGCTGAGATAGAGCGTAGGGGTGGCGGTGAATATCTGCGTGAGTGGATATTGTCTGGTAAATCCTTACGCGAATTAGCGATTGACATGGATGTGCCGCGAGGTGCGCTTCGGAATATGATAACGAAAGACCCTGAGTTATCTGCTGCTATTGATGGTGCCAGGCGAGATGCGGCGGATGCACACTTTGATGCAACCTTTGAGGCTATATCTGAGGTTGGTGAGCGTAGGCAGCGTGAGATTATGGAAGCCTTGAATGGGGATCGAGACATTAGCGAGGCAAATGTTAGCCAGGTTGATCTTGGTTTGCTCAAGCAAAAGGTTGGTCAGCACAATTTGGCAGCGCAAGCCTGGAACCAAGAGCGGTATGGCAATAGGGCTAATCAACAGATCAACATTAACATTGGTGATTTGCATTTAGATGCGCTTCGCAAGATGAAGGTTGTTGAGCATGAATGATCTTTCGCAGAACACGATGTTGGAGTTTGCCCAACGCTACTCCAAAAAGCCATCATTGTTTGTGCGTGAGGTGTTAGGTGTTGAGCCCCTTGATTATCAGGCGGAGTTTCTCGATGCGATTGCGTCTGGTGAGAGAAAGATTTCGATCCGCTCTGGGCATGGTACGGGCAAGTCTACGGCCGCTTCCTGGGCGATGCTTTGGTACTTCTTGATGCATTATCCTAATAAGGTGGTTGTGACTGCGCCGACTTCTAGTCAGTTGTTTGATGCTTTGTTTGCGGAGTTAAAGCGGTGGATTAATGAGTTGCCGGAAGCGTTTCAAGCTTTGTTGAACGTAAAGTCGGATCGTGTAGAGCATACATCTGCACCTAGTGAGATGTTTATTTCAGCGAGAACCTCGAGAGCGGAAACGCCAGAAGCGTTAGCCGGAGTTCACTCTGAGCACGTCATGTTGGTTGTGGATGAGGCATCTGGTGTGCCGGAGCAGGTCTTTGAGGCTGCGGCAGGGTCTATGTCCGGTCATAATGCGACCACGATTATGTTGAGCAACCCCACGCGAAGTAGCGGCACTTTCTTTGAGAGCCAAAATAGAATGGCGGATAGTTGGTGGACTAGGCGTTGGTCGTGCGTTGATAGTCCTTTGGTGAGTGATGAGTTTATCAATGAGATGAAGTTACGCTATGGCGAGGAAAGCAATGCGTTTCGCATTCGTGTATTGGGCGAGTTTCCCCTTGCAGATGATGATACGATCATTCCGTTTCACTTGGTAGAAAATGCATTGCATAGAGATGTTGAGATAGACGATGAAACGTCTAGCGTCTGGGGCTTGGATGTTGCTAGGTTCGGTGCGGACCGAACAGCGTTATGTAAACGCCAGGGTCCGATTGTGACTGAGTTACGGTCCTGGGCCGGGTTGGACTTGATGCAGACTGTTGGTCGAGTTGTGGCTGAATACGAGAGTTTACCCCCCTCACGCCAACCTACACAGATACTTGTGGACAGTATCGGTGTAGGTTCTGGTGTGGTCGATAGGTTGAAAGAGATTGGTTTACCTGTTCGTGGTGTAAATGTGGCAGAAGCCCCTAGTATGGGCGATACTTACCTAAATTTACGCTCTGAGTTGTGGTTTAAGACGAAGGGTTGGCTTGAGGATCGAGCGTGTAAATTACCGAAAGACGACCAGTTGGTCGCTGAGTTAACCAGTATTCGGTATAGTTTTACGTCTAGCGGCAAGATGAAGGCCGAAAGTAAGGATGAGATGCGTAAACGTGGTTTACAGTCACCAGATTTGGCTGATGCGTTATGTTTGACGATGGCAAGTGATGCGGCGACTGCGCTATCCGGCGCATTTAGTAGTTGGAGAAATAACATAAAACGTAATTTGCGTGGGATCGCATAATGTGTTACGTTGCAGAAAAAAGGAGATAGTTATGCCTGGTTATGGAAAAGGAATGGGAAAGAAAAAGGGCGGAAGGAAAAAGTAATGCATGGGAACAAGTTTAAACCATGCCCTAGTTGCCCAATAAAAGCTGGATGCAAGAGAGCAGGCCAGTGTTTAGGTAAGAAGTTTGGTAAATAATGGCAAAAAAAGCTAAAAAATCGTCTAGCCCAACGCCAAAAAACCCTGCTCTTTACGCCAGGGTAAAGCAAGCGGCTAAGAAAAAATTTAAGGTTTATCCTTCTGCGTATGCAAATGCATGGTTGGTGAGAGAATATAAAAAGCGCGGCGGTACTTATGCCTAGCAAGCCCAAAGGTGGACTAACTAAATGGTTCAAGGAAGATTGGCGCGATGTTAAAACTGGCAAAAAGTGCGGTAGAAGCGGCAAGAAAGATAAAGGTAGACCTTACCCTGCTTGCCGTCCTAAAAGTAAAGCAAGTTCCGCCTCTGCTAAGAGGGCGGCTAAACGTAAGACAGGTCCAGCTAGGATAAGTTGGAAAACAAAGAGCAAGAGGGGTAAGAAGTAATGCCATATTCTAAATACAGCCCAAAGCAAAAAAAGCTTGCTGCTGTTGCCCCACCGCGCAAAAAGATAACAAAAGCAGATTTTAAGAAATTGAGCAAAAAAAAGAAGGGTAAGAAGTAATGGCTGAGATGACGCACGCTGAAAAGATACAGCGACATTTTGATATAATTGGGAAGCCTAACCCGTTTAAGGCGGCTCACGCTGCTCAAGCTAGGGCTTCGGAGAGAAAAGGTGGTCTTGGATCCGGTAAGGGCGCAGAAAGATACCAGAATACTTCTGCGGAAGATCGTGCAAAAGCTAACTCTGATGGTAGGTTTGGCTACTTTGATGAGGTGAATAAGCGTTATGTTCCGGCCTTTATTGACGCTATAGATGGCGGTGGTCGTGATACTCGCGGTGATACATTTGAAGGTGGCCCGTTAAGTGGCATATTAAACAATATAGGCATTAAGCCATACGGCTCTCAACGTGAGCGTGCTTATGGCGGACCTACTACATCACCTATTCAGCAAGCAGTTGCGGGTAGCGGTGCAGATATAGATAGTTCTGTTCGGCCAAGAATTAGGCCACGGGATAATATGTCTGATATGCCGGATATGCGTATGCCTGCTAATCCTGCTTTTCTGCCCCCAACAGAGCCATTTGGCGGTCCAGGACCAGATGTTTCGACTTTAGCTTCTCAAGAAACAATGGAGCGTAGTATGGGGCTCGATCCGTTTGGCGGTGCAGGTATGAATATGGATTATTTAGATCCACGCGCACAAGGTATATATGACTCAGGATTTAGAGTGCCGCCTGTTTCTACTTATGGTGGTGATATTGATCCTACCCAGGATGGTCGTATCCAGGCACAACAAAACATAGATAATCGTGAGCGTATGCGTAGAGCTATGAGCCAGGTAACTCAGGCAGAATATGATAATATGTCTCGTGGAGAGAGGGCGAATATGGGTTTGCCAGTTAGAGGTATAGACTTATTATTTGCTGGTGCAGATGCATTTAAACAACCTATGGTTGGTTCTGGTCGTGGTCAAGCAAGCGGTGACTATGATTTTGATAGATTTAGGGAAAGAGTTGCAAGTAATCCATATATACCAGGCATGAGTATGGAAGATACTTATGAAATGTATTCACAGCTGAAAAGATCAGGAAACCTAGGTCAGTTTATGTAATGCCACGAAAAGCGGAGAAAGCCATACGCAAAACGACCAAAGGTAAGGGTCGTAATTACCGCACCGTAAAAGAGGGCGCGGGTATGACTGCAAAGGGTGTAGCGGCGCATAGGCGTGCTAATCCTGGTTCGAAGCTTAAAACTGCTGTAACGAAAAAGAAAAATTTAACTGCAAAAGAAAAGGCTCGTAAGAAGTCTTTTTGCGCTAGGTCAAGAGGCTGGACAGGTGAACGTGGCAAAGCTGCTCGTAGAAGATGGAATTGTTAAATGGCTTTAACTAATTACAATGATTTAAAGGCAAGTATTGCTGATTTTTTAAATAGAGATGATTTAACGGCGGTTATACCTGATTTTATTAAACTTGCAGAAGGTCAGCTAAATAAAGAACTTAGGCACTGGCGTATGCAAGATAGGGTTATTGCAACCGTTGACTCTCAGTATACAGCTTTACCAAACAATTTTCTTGAACCAGTAAGAATGGTGAAAACCTCTGGGGAGTTTAGAATATTAGAGCTTGTGGGTGCTTTAGAAATATCAAAGTTAAGGCAGGAAGCTCTTGATACTGTTGGTGTTCCTCGAGTTTATACAATTTTAGATCAGGCTTTTGAAGTGTTTCCAACTCCAGACGGTGATCATATTCTTGAGTTAACTTATTATGAAGAGATACCAGATTTAGCGACAAACAGCACAAACTGGTTAATGACTTACTTTCCTTCTGCCTATTTGTATGGTTCTTTAATTCACTCAGCACCATATTTATCTGAGGCTAACAGAATAGCAGAATGGAGTGCATTGTATCAAAAGGCAATCAGTGATATAAATGCGGAGAGTGAACGAGCAAC